TTCGCAAAAACAATCCGACTCCCCCCTACTCCACCTTCCACCCCTCAATAGGTACACCATCCACCCCATACCCACCCCTATGGTCTTGTAAATTTTTTTCAGCGTGGCACTTGGCGCAGATTGATTGTAGGTTCTTGTCTTCGTCTGATCCTCCCTTGTATAGCGGGATGATATGATCAATCTCTGTCGCTGCGGTAAGCAGTCCTGCTTGTGTACAGGGTACGCACAATCCTTTATCTCTGCGGAATATGCGCTGCCGCTTCCTTTCCCATGCGCGATGATTGCGAACTCGTAAGGCATTTGCCTTTGCCTCATGCTTCATCCCTTCACCCCATACCGCTCCAACACCCGCAACGCCAGCCCGGCCACGCTCTGACTGTTTGATACACACGCATCGAGGATATGCAGGATTCTACCAAGTGGACAGTCCCACTGCCGCAGTTCACTCACAAGCGCAGCTATAGCCCGCGCATCGTCCGTTGCTGTGGACCTGTTCTCGTCAGGGACAGTCACCCACAACTCGCATAGTTCGTTATCGCTGAACTCTTCTTCGGTATCTGGTTCAGGGAAGAACAGGTTGAAGTAATAATTCTCCTGCTCAACTTTCACTCGTACTCGACTGCCTGATAACACATCTGGTTTAGTTGCCATGTATCAACCCCGCAAATATCGTGTTATTTCTGCCGACTCATGCTCGATAAACTGGCAGCTTGCATGATGAAACCACAGCGAGAACACCGGCTCGTTGCCTGTCTTCCTCTGCTTGACAACGGACAGGTATGCGTCAGGCTGATCGCGGCATTGCTCAACTTCTTTGCTGTCGATTGATACCATAGCCTTCTCTTTCCGCTTGTTGCGCCAGATGATGAGGACATTATCAACCATGTCGGTAAGCCCGCCCGTTCCCTTCACATCGAACTTGCCGGGTAACGTGGACTCACTATCGAGTTTGCGGATATGGATAACAACATGGACATGCACATTATTCTCACCGGCAAACTCCATCAACCTATCGATGAATTGCTTCTGGCCGTTGTAATCGTCCTCGTTGAACCCGCATTTCGCCAGTGAATCGACAATAAAATGTTTTATCCCGTAGCGGTAATATGCGTACTGAAACACCTCCAGCACCTTCTCGGCCTTGGCTGTACCGCGCACGTTGAATATCCAGCACCCGTCCTGCACAAACTTGCGTATCTCCTGGGCGTATGTCGGAGATGGCCTATCAACCCCGCCAATCTGCTTGTACATCTTGAAACCTTGGTCTTTCGGTGACATCTCCATCGAAGCGATACAGACACGATATCCCTGTGATATCAAATCGACACCAACCTGAGACAACGCAAGCGACTTGCCATGCGAATTGATACCGGCCCAAACTGATATATCGCCCGCCCTGAACCTTACAAGGTCATATGTCTTCTTCCAGGGGAGGGTTGCACCCTTCTGCTTTTCATCCTTCGGGTAGAATTCCTCCATAATTTCATCGTGAAACTCTGACAACTGCCGCAGTTCTGCCGGGTCGCAAGTCGTAGCCTTCGCCATGTCAGCAGCCAGCGCAAAAATATCGTACCCGGCTTTCAATGCCTCGTTTGCGTCCTTATATTTGCCAAGTTTGAGGATCTTGCACCGGTGGCGCCCAAGCCTTTCAATCAACTCAGCGGCAGCTTGTTCACCCGGCGCATCCTGGTCCATGCAGATATAGATTTCATCGAAACGATTTACCCTGTCGTACTCGTTGTCAATCCAGTTCTGGCCCTTGCCAGCCCCAAACGGAACGGACAGCGCATCATGCCCTATCTGCTTGAGACTCATGCAATCTATCTCGCCCTCGCAGATAATCACGCTCCGGGCCCGCTCATCAACACCCTGCCAGCCGAACAGAATAGGCTCCTGCCCCTCGGAGGTTGGCCGTATATCTTTCTTTCCATTCTTCCGTTCCAGCATGAGCCGCTTTATCATCACCGTTTCGCCATCCCGCAGGAAGGGAAACACAATCGAATCATTACCGTCAGCAATCTTAAACAGGGCCAGCGTTTCAGGAGTAAGTTTGCGTTCTTTTGTCAGGTAATCGAACACCGGGCCCTGCCTCACCGTTTTGCATTTAGGCACAACAGGCTTTGCCCATTGCTTCGGCTCCCGGTAGAAATTCGGCTTGAAATCTTCAGCCCCGACAAACTCAGCCGCCTCCTTCATCGCATCCACCAACCCAACACCCTTGACCGCCATCCACAGGTCAAGCAAATCGCCCTTCTGATTCGATGCAAAGTCAGCCCACAACCCGGCCTTTGTTCCCTCCACGCATACGCTCAATGATTCCCCAGGCTCACCGGCAACTGACCCGATACGATACTCTTTCCCTACACGATTCCCGCCGGGGAGAAGATACCGGGCAACCATATCAGCACTGTCTGCCATTGACTGCGCTAATCGTTTTGCGTTCATATTGCCCCCGGAACAAGCTGCTTACTGCCTTCCCCGGCATTATTGTCAAACTCATCTTCCCACCGCCCGTTGTTGAGCCAAGTAGCAGGGTGAGGAATGAACCTTCCGTTTTCTTTCGTCCAATCTGTTGACCGTTTAGAATTTTCCAACCCTGAAAGTATCTTACTGAGCATCCCATTGCTTACCTTCAACCTCCTCCACACCTTGTATGCACCAGCCTTTGCTTTTTTATTTGGGTAGTTGTTCCAGAACGACAAAAACGCACGAGAGTATTCTGTCTCTGTCTCTGTCTCTGTCTCTGTCTCTGTCTCTGGTGAGTCAACTTGGCGTCGCTTTGGCGTCGCTTTGGCGTCATCAATGCAACCATCCGCAGACAAGAAGTGCAACTCTATGAATTTATTAAGGTTTGGCCTTGAGTCCAACATGCACATTTTTTGAACAAGCGTAGCGTCTGCTGGTATTTTTCCGTTATTGTCAGCACCAAGCACCCATATTGAAACGAGCTGTCCCTTCTCAGCATCGGATAGCATGACCCATTTTTGGTTGCTGAAAATACAGCGGTGAACTTTTATCCAAGGTGGTGTACCTCGATCACTCCGGTAGGATTGCCACTTTTCCCAATCGTTTATTTGCAATACGCCCATCAATGCACCTCCTTGTCACAAACAGACTCCTTGAGATACAGGGCGCAATCAACAATTTGCGAAGCATTGTGCCTTGAGGAATTGGCATAGGCTGAAGCAACCCAACGGAGCAACCACCTGAGAATAGCCTTTCTCATTTCATCTCCTAATACTGACAAAAAAAATCCCCGTACTGTTGTCAATGTCTGGAGCAGACACCCAGGCCCTCGCGGGTTCTGGACAGTACGGGTAACTTGTATTTTTATTCATGCTGTATGCTCCATTTATTGACACTTCCATCTTACAACACCACCGTCAGGACATCAAATAAATAAATAAAAAAAGCACGGTGTTTCAGTTAGAAAGGGACATCATCGCTCGCATCGAACGGCTTACTTTCCCCACCACCCTGACTTGCTTCCTGCTTTGGCGATAAAATTTTCATTTCCCGCGCAACAATCTCGGTCGTGTAGCGGTCTGCGCCGTCCTTGTCCTGCCACTTCCGGGTCTGCAATGCCCCCTGCACCATGCACAAACTACCTTTACCAAGATAGTCCTTGATAATTTCTGCCAGCTTGTCAAACGCAACGCACCGGACAAACTCGGTCTTTTTATGTTCACCGTACCCTGAATCGCAGCAGATTGTGAAGTTGGCGATTGCTTTACCCGCCTGCGAATAGCGAGTTTCCGGGTCCGCTGCCAATCTTCCTATTCCTGTGAATTGATTAAACATTTCTTCCCTCTATAAATTTGATTTTGCGTAAAAGTAATCCACCAGCGCAGAGAACATCCGCATCCCCCGCTCAAGATCCTTTTCCTCGGCCCAGACAAGCCGAGATTCCATGCCACGATGATTGATGAACAGGATACCGCACTGAGCATTAAATAAACCCAATCCAGCCCGGTATGCCGCAAGCTGCATCAAATGTTCATCCCACAACTTCGCATCAGCAACAGGCTTCTCATTCGTCTTTATATCGATGACGATTCCACCGCGGTCCAGGCTGTGCAGATCCACCTTGCCCCCATACACCGTTGCAGCAAAACTTTTCTCATGCTCCCACGGTACATTGAGAATCTCCAGTTCCTTCCAGGCCAGTTCAATAAACGGGTCAGCCTCGGCAGGTACGCCAAGTTCACTTAACCCCCGCTCAATCCACCCGTGTATCTGCGTACCCCGTTCAGCCGCCTTCCTGCCCTGCTCTGCTGCGTCCTGCTGGATGCGGGTCATGTACTCTGCGTCAGATTCGCCCTCGTTTCGGGCCAGGGTGAGGGCGCTGAGTAGTACCTGGTCCATCTTCCAGCGATTCAATCCCGGCTTGTCGGCGCACTTGAGAATTGTTGTGACGGAAGGAAGCAAGCCAAGTTTCTTCGCATCACGCACAGTGGTCGGACGCATTTGCCCCGGCTTGGATTTGTTCTCTACCTCGTAAGCGGGTCGCCCATCGGGCCAATACCAATGTCCTGATTCCGCTGGCATTTCTGATTTCATGCCGTCACCTTCCTATTCTCAATCGTCAGCATGAGCTTGTTTTTGGCCGGCTGGAATTTCGACACCGGGATTGTTTCAAAGGTCTTCGCCTCGCAGAATTCCAGAATCTTGTCTACATCCACCCCGGACTCGACAACGAGATCCTTCAACTCACTTTGCTGCGCCACGTTGATATATTTCGATTCCTTGGCAAACGGTTTGACAACGGGTTTCGGTGGTGGTGTTGCGGTTTTAGTCTTGGTTTCGCTCGCCGCATTGCCATCGTCATCTTCCGGTGCAAGGCCAAACGCCGCCATCAAACTATAGCGCCGTGCATAGGTGATTGCTGACCCATAGCCCTGTGCGTCCTGCTTGACAGAGGGAATCCTGAGTATCCCGCCGCTCAATTGCTCACCCGCTTCATGGAAGATGATGGTTTCTATCGCCACCCCGCCCTCGCAGTCGTGGAATCGCTGGATATATGCCAATCCATTCGCAGCGGCAACCGGCCTGACGGCAGCGGTAACGCTCTCCAGGTCGGCATACTTCGACTTGAAATGCGGGTTCTCGCTGTCCTTCTTCGCCCCGCCCATTGCTATCTGCGCCTTGACGAGCGCCTTGATTAATGCAGAGTCAATCAGTTCCATTACTTTCCTCCCTCAAAAATTTTCTCTATCGTCTTTGCCAATAGCTCTTGCTCTGTTCCGTAGTTCTTTTCAAATTCCTGTTGACCGTTATGGATTGCATGTCCATAAGTACCCCACTGATGGTGGTACATACATAAAGGGATAACGAGCCAATCGCTTGCCCGTTGCGACATTCCGCATACAAAGCGGGGGTGGTGCAAACAAGCAGGCCCACCGCAGATAATGCAACCAAGTGCGGCAACTGCATCCTTGTATTTTTGCTTGCTCATTCAGCACTACCTAATATAACTCGCTCAAGTATCAGCAATCCGTTCACTTTTGTTCTCCCGCAGACTCTCCATCCGGCGAGTTTAAAACAGCATCCAGGGTTAATTGACTTGACCCTTTCCGCGTTGACATAGGTATAATGCCTTTCACCAGGCCAACAGAAATCAGCGATTGCATCAGCCTGTCTGATAAGGTCGCTGCTCCGGTATTTTGATTCGTTCCGAAATACAGCACAGTTGATTCCTTGCTGACCGGATGCGTCTTTAAACTTGCGCCAGACAAAACAGGCATCTCCTTGATATGTACGCAGGACAATTTTCTCTCCTGGGCCACAGAACAATTTTCTTTTTCTACCATCGCGATATCGGTATGCTGAATAATGTCTTTCATACATAGCCAAGCAGGCCGAATCTCCATCCTTTGTCAGCCACCACACAGGTTCAATTTCCATCAAACTCCAGCACCACCTATTCCCCGGCTATTTTTCTTTTTTCTTCGGCCACGGAGGGCAATCAATGCCTAACTTGCTCCCCAGGTGGCGACAAAGTGTTTCATGGATTAGAGTCGGCTCAACCGTAGTGATTTCGGTCGTGCTTGTTTTTGTAGTCAGTGCCTTTTGTATCGGTCGCCACAAAAATTCCTTGGCGTTTTCAGGGGTCCAGGGAATCTCTGCATCGTGTTTCAACGTCCGGCGCATATCATAACCAGCATCGTTCAAAACTTTGGAAAGCTGCGTCAGGAACAGGTGCAATGCTTTGTTCTGTGTAAGGGTGCGCTGCCCCGCTTTCCGTCTTACCGTTACTTCCAGGTAGTGGTGTTCATGCCACTCTGCATCTATCTCAGTGATAGCTTTTGATAGCGCAGACAGGCTGTTTATTTTGTATTCCTTCATTAAAACGCAAACCTGTACTGCCCGGAATACGGACGATGATTTGACGGACGCTCGGAGTCGTAGTCCACCACATCACCCCGACTGAGTCTGCCGACGCCGGGTTGACGGATATGCCGCCGCTCCCATGTACCCGCTTTGAACGGAGTCGACCGCCGCTCTGTGTTGCCCAGGGCCTTCCATTCCTCGGTTGGCCGGGTCGTCTTGTGCTTCTTCCTCGGCGCACCCTTGCCCCGCGGTACTGGCCCGACATGCAACAGGGCGTTGAGGCTCAACTTACCCGCCGCGTACTGGACAACCCGCGCCCGTGCAGTCCGTAGCTCGACTTTGCATAGCCTTTCGATATCCTCCCCGCACAGTCGGCGCGATTCCCCGTCAACCTCAACCTTGACATAGGTTCGTTTCGGCATGATTTCCTCCAAGGATTGAAGTCACATAGTCCAACAACTCCCCACTCTTGACCATCTGTGCATCACCCCGCAGCACTACCCAACCCAAGGACTGAGCAAGATTGAACTTGTGGCAATCGTTCTGAAACCCCTTGCCCCTGGTATGCCTGCCGCCTGACCAAGTGCCGCCATCGATCTCAACCGCAAGTTTTTGCTCCTTCCATGCAAAATCGAATCTGAACTTCCGATTTGCACAGAACTTGTATTCACGCTCCGGGGCAGGGAGGTTCATCGCACGAATCTGGAGGGCGAAAGTTTCCTCAAGGTTGCTCATCTATTATCTCCCCGCAGTAGGAGCAGCGCCTGTTCCACACGTCCTCGAAAGTCTCTTGCCGGCTCAGGTCCAGGTTGCAATTCGCGCAGAAATATTCTGCCCAATCTTCATCAGGCGGCGGGAAATCGCCGGGACCGGGGGCGGTCTTATAGTTCATCCAACACCGCCTTGACCACGCGCAAGACCATGCGTTCATCGGCTTTGCGCTCTGCCGGGGTGGGCTTGTGCTTGTAGGTTTTGAGCATGTGAGGGTTGCCCCGTACGTCAACGTAGACTTCCCAGTATTTGATGCCCTTGTCGTAGGCTGGAACGTAATAGGGTTTCATTCCTTCCTCCGTTTCCTCTCCGTTGGCTCGACCTCTATTGGCCCGTCTGCCGTTACCCAACGCCCGAAGCAATGCTCCATGTCAATCTGATTCAAGACATGGTAAATGCGCTCGTTGCATCGTTCCTCGTATAGGTCAAGCTGCACCCGGTGGATGTCCTCAAGGGAGGCAATGAGTAGCTCGTATTGCTTCTCCGTTTCGGTCTGGCCGATGAGCAGGCCAAGTCCAAACGCGGCGAAGGTTAGGGAACAGATGCCTATGATGAGCAGTTGTTTTTTCATTCTGGCCTCCCGGTTAACTCAGTCAGTCCTCTTTTCACTTCCCGTATCCGCGCAGACAAATCGGCAAGTTCCCGCGCCAGCCGCTTCACCTCAAGCTCAATGGCACGGTCTGCCGGCCGGCACTCATCGCAGTCCTGGCCGGGGCAATCGAGGTCGGGGTCAAGTCCGAGATAGCATTTCATCGCAGTACCTCAACCGGAATGAGTTTGTTCAGAGCGACATAAAGCGCCCCGGTGCAAATGGCGAATATCATCCCCCAAGCCAGGATGCCGAGGGCGAGGTCTTTCAACATTTCGGAAGTCTTCAGCGGAAACATCATTTCTTCCTCCTGCGTTCTTTGTATTTCGTCTTGTAGTACGCCGCCAAATCGCCGCCTTGCTTGAGTACCTGCTTGGCCTCTGCCTCCACCGGCTGCTCTGCCGGGATGAGCAGGGACAGGAGCTTTTCTATCCTGTCGAGGCGGGAGATTATTTCGGGGTCGGTCATTTATTCTGATTTCCCGTGAATCTTGTTGAACACCCGCCGAACCACATAGCTTCTGATAAGCGAGATTACCGTGAACCACATGCCTATCTGGATATTATGCCGCATCGGTACATGGATATTGAACATGGGGAACACGGCAAGCTGGCTCAGCAATGCAACACCGTAGCCAATCAAGATATTGATGATTGCCTCAATAAATGATTGTATTTTAGTTTGCACTGGCTACCTCAAACAGATTGAGTTGAGTTTTGTTCAGGAGTGCTTTTTTCATGTTCGATACAGCAACGTGAAAGTATTCCGGCTTAAGTTCAAACCCGATGAACTTGCGTTCAAGTATAAGTGTCTGATATCCCTCTGACCCTATGCCGGCAAACGGAGAAAGAACCGTGTCGCCTTTGTTGCTCCACAGTTCAAGACATCTCTCAATGGTGTCAAGCTGCAACGGGCATATATGCTTTTCGTCTTTTTCGGATTTGATGGAATTGAGCGTATGCGTCTGCCGAATATCGAACCAAACCGGCGAAGCGTACCGTTGCCATACCTTGTGGCTATACTTATTGATGCGCGGGTCGCTTTGCTTCCGCTCGGCAGGTTCAGGCATTTCTCCTGCATACGACTCAAAACCCCTACCATGCGAAATTGGTTCAAGATTCTTCCCAGGCTTCCGCATCGTGACGATATAATCAGGATATCCATTTGCACACATGGCGGAATCTTTGCTTATCTGCTTGTGTGCCAGGGTCAGAGTCTTTGTCCTGGTCGCCTGAATAAGTGGATCTTTCCAGATGCAAACCTCGCTGTGATAGATGAACCCAACAGCCTCAAATATTCTAATCAAGTCGCCACGGAAGTCTTTCATGCCTATCACTCCATCGTGAGTAATGGTGGACGGAAGATTCATACAATGAAAGGACAGGAGCCTCCCTTGCTTGATTACCCTGAACAGGTCAGCGGCTAGGAACTTGAAATGAACAACAAATTCATCAAGGTCCGCGCAGTTGCCCATATCCCGATTGCTGTTCGAGTAGGTAAAAAGAGATGCGAACGGCGGAGAAAATATTGAGTAATGAATTGAATTGTCTGGAATATCTTTGATAAGCTCGACCGAATCGCCAAGGTATAAATCCCATCCTGGCCCGGTTGCATGTCCTGTCTTGTATTCCGATGTTGCCCGCTGCATACCTGTTATATTCTCCCGTGAAATTTCACTCATATGCTCCACCATGTTTACTGCCATTTTCATCGCGTCTGCTTCTTTCCTGGTAATATTTGCAACGACATTGCCTTCTAGTTCAGACGTAATGATATGGGCCTTGACTGTTTGTTCCTGGCCGAATCGGTAACACCGACGCAATGCCTGGTAATAAGCCTCGTAACTGTCGGATAATCCCACAAATGCCATGTTGTGACACAACTGCCAGTTCATGCCGAATCCTGCTATTTTGGGCTTTGTCACTAGGCATTTGATTTTGCCTGCAGAGAAATCGAACATTGATTTTTCCTTATGCTCTTTTGTGTCGGACCCCTTAACCTCAATGGCCCCGTCAATCATTTTGGTAAGCGACTCGCTTTCATTATTCAGGTCGCACCAAATGAGCCATGTTTCGTTAGAGTTGTTGACAAGATCAGCAGCGACCTGGCAACGCTCATCAAGTGATTGCCTCCTAGCGTCCCGCCGTTCTGATAATGTTTCGGCAGCAAAAAGAAACAGAGAACCATTAAGAGGACGGCCCGACTTGATTACATGCGGAACTACTTCAAGCCCGGGCAGGGTGAATCCTTTATCTTCATATCCAAGATCAGATGGTTTCCGAATCATCACCGCCCATGAACAGATAAACTTCCAGAACTCAGATTCAGCATGTCCTTTCAGCCTCCATGTCCCGGTATCCCCTGCATCATTAATGAAGAACATGGAGAGCATCTCGGTACGGCTCATCACCCCTAAAAACTCAGCATGGTTGCCAATCTCCATATAATCGTTAGGTGATGGTGTAGCGGTACAGCAAAGCCGATACGGCGTATTCTGGAACATTCCGATTAATTCAGTCCGGTACTTTCCTGTAAATGATTTGAGTATTGAGGACTCATCAAGCACCACCCCGACATATTCATCAGGGTCTATCTTGTGCATCTGCTCATAGTTGATGATATGAATAGCGGCATCCCCGTCTATTCTGGAAACCTCTATTCCAAACTTCTTCCCTTCATTGATTGTCTGGCCGCTTACCGCCAATGGAGCGATAATCAATACCTTCCTGGATGTATAATTTGATATGTTCCTGGCCCACTCAAGCTGCATTGGTGTCTTACCGAGCCCGCAATCGGCAAATATTGCAGACCTCCCTCGGCGTATTGCCCATTTGGTAATGTCAGCCTGGAAGTCGAACAAGAATGGGGCAACCCCTTGAGGATTAAACCCACTCGGCGCGTCGACTATTTGCTTCTTGATTAAAAATTCCTGATAGGCATTCATGCCGCCTCCTTCTCTATCCAGTACCCATCCTTTTCGAGCAGACCGATAATCCGCTCTGCCTCGCCTGCCCGGTAGAACCCGCGCCTGCCGGAAATAATGGCGCGTAGGTAGCGAACGCTGACCTTGTTCTTTTTGCACCATCTGACTTGGGTGACACCATCCCGCCACATCCGACGGGTAATTTCGCTCATTGATTTCATGTTCCCTTGTGTGTATAGTTTAGGTAGAAGTTGTTCCTTACTGTTTATTAAATCAACAAATGCAAAGCATGTCAACAGGAAAAACAACATCTGTTGAAAAAATTATTCAACGGTTGAAATTTGCCAAAAATATCAACAAAGACCAGGAGTTGGCAGAGTTGATTGGTGTTGAACCGGCAACCTTATCGGCATGGAAGACACGAAATTCAAGGTCTGCCGTTGATAAACTTGTGTTGTTTGCATTGAAAAATGGAATAAGCGAGGAAAGTTTGATTGGCGAAGGCTACACCAACACCGAACCTACGAAGATAAAAGGGTCAACCGTTCCCCTTATTTCATGGATTCAGGCAGGTGGGTGGCAGAGTGTATGTGACAACTATCAACCTGGGGATGGTGAAGATTGGATATGGACAACAAAGCAGGTCGGCAAATGCTCATTCGCTTTGCGTGTTCAGGGTACGTCAATGGAACCGGAGTTCAGGGAGGGCGATATCATCATTGTTGACCCGGACTACCCGGCAGAGAGTGGAAGTCTGGTCGTAGCCCGGTTAAACGGAGAGAACACGGCAACATTCAAGAAACTGGCCGTGGATGGCGCGAATACCTATCTGGAACCGCTCAATCCACGCTATCAACCTCTGGATATAACCGGCAGGGACGTTACTATTTGCGGCGTAGTCAGGCAGATAATCAGGGATATTATATAATGTCAGTCCGTCCCCACAAAGACCCCGGCGTTTGGATAATAGACTGCTACCCTGACGGGAAGAAAGGAAAGCGGGAGCGGATACCTTACGCCGGGACCGAAGCGGAAGCCCTTGCGCTGGAACGGCAGTTGATGAGGTCGGCCAAGAATCCCGGCCTCATGACCGCGCCCACCCTGGCCGATATGGTCACTGAATGGTCAGCGTATATCGAGGCTGAACTGAGCCGCAACACGGTCCTTGATATCCACCACTGCCTGAAAAAGCTCCTGCCGGCCTTCGGGCCGCTCCGTCCCGCCCTCCTTGCTCAAATCCATGTAGACCGTTACAAGCAGTCCCGGCTTGCCGATGGGGTCAAGAAGCGCACCATAAACAAGGAACTGTCCTACCTGTCCATGCTGGTCAAGTTCGGGGTGGCGAGAGGGTACTGTAATGAATTGGCCTTTCGCATAGCCTCTTTCCCCGCCAAACAGTGCCGCGCACCGGAACCGCACCCACTCAGCCCGGAGGATATATCTCTCATGTACGGGACGATAGAGCCTTGCTATCGGCTTGTTTTCTTATTGATGGCTGATGCAGGGTTACGGATGCGGGAAGCATTGAACCTGCGCCGGGAGAATCTTGACCTTCGGCATGGGGTGATATACGTCAAGGGAAAGGGCGAGAAAGAGCGGATAGTCCCGATACTGACCGACCGGCTACGGGGTGAGATAACCGCGGCCTTGCAAACAGCCGCGGACTATCTTTCCGTAAACCCGGAAACCGGGAAGCCATATTATAATATCAGGAAGCCATTGACCAGGGCGGCGAAAGAGGCGGGAGTGAAGCGCATTTATCACCATCTGTTGCGGCATAGTTTCGCCACTATCGCCACGGTAAGCGGGATGCAGGTCAACTCAATCCAGCAGATGCTTGGTCATGCCGACCTGAAAACGACAACAAGGTATCAGCACTTGGCCGCCGATTTCTTGAAGGCTGAAGGAAAGAAATTTATCGTTGACTCAGGGGGACAAAATAAGTTGCAAGAAACAACGCTAAAACAAGGAGAAGCTAAATCGCACATTTGATTAGGAATCCTGTGCTCTATCCTCTGAGCTACGGGGGCAACGTGGTTTGCGGTTTGTTTAATGTTGCGTCTATGTCCCCTTTTGTCCCCCGTTGAAGTTTGAAGTATTGGAGCCGGTGAGAGATAATACCGGATACGATGGGAGGATGCAAATATTACTTGCTTTCTTTTTTGTTGTGTGTATGATAGAGGTATAATAAGAAAGGGAGGATATATGAAAGATGAATTGGGGAACGAGCCGGGATTTAGAAGGCTCGATGGTAATGAGTTTGTGGAAAAAGGGGACGAAACCTTTGGTGTCCTCGGTAATGAACAGTGGACCCCTGCGAATGACGCGCAGATAGGCAAGCTGGCGGGGAAGGTTGGAGGATTTTGTGTCTGGCGCAGACCAGTACCGAAACCATGACCCGCAACAACGTCCGGGGATAGAGGTATATAGGGAGGAAGATATCAATGGTATTCAAAAATCATTTTAGGGTTATAGGTGAACGCCGGGAAGATGACGGCACGACTTGCGGAAAGAAAGTCTTGATTGATGAGAACGGGAACCGATGGGTTGAAAGCAACTACTCAAAAGAAGACGCTCCAACCGGGGTTACCGTTGGCACATTAAGGGGAAACGAGATAATCACATGACCCGCTACAACGTCCACCTGCCAGCCCAACAACTCGCCGCCCTCCGCAAGCTCGCGGAGGAACGAGGGATTTCCGTTGCCGAGTTGATTAGACGGGCGATAGAGGAATTTTTAAGGAGGGAGAAATGAGTGAGTTAAAACCTTGCCCGTTCTGCGGCAGTTCTGCATCTGTTGGGAGCCGAGATTTCGGTGACAATCCAACTACATATTATACAATAGCCTGTGATGGTGTTGACCGGCATCAACTTGATTATTGGGGAGACACGGAAGAAGAAGCGATTGAGAACTGGAACACCCGCTCTGATGCTCGTATTCAGCAGCTTGAAGCAGAGCTTGAATACTTAAATGCAGAAAACCGTTGTTTGGCAGCAGTTTGTGGTAGATATAGCCCACAGTTGGAGGTTACTGAAGATGACATGGAATGGGCAAGAGGCGTATTAAAAATAGACCGGAAAAGGGAGGGAGAAATGAGTGAAATTGAGATACACAGAAAAGCCTCTGTTCCTGATGGAAATTATTGCGTTGATTATAGCACTGATATCCGTATGAAGGAGTGTGAACAACTTCGCAGTCATGTTTCTGCTATTGGATGGGAGGCTGGTCTTGGCTCGCCGGGGAGCATTACGCACTATCGTTGTGCGTTATTTGATGAATCGCTTTCAACATGTTATCCACGGGAAGGCTTCTACGGTCTAACTGTGAAGAAGTGTGAAGAGTGTTTAGAAGTATCCACTGGGAGGGAGAAATGAGTGAGTTGAAACCTTGCCCGTTCTGCGGTGATCAGCCAAGCACATACTGGGACTATACCAGCGAAGAAGATGAGTGCTACAATGAAGGTTATAACATCGTTTGTTGTGTCGTGCATGTTTCTGAGATATACAAAGACGAGGCTGTTGAACACTGGAATACTCGTAGGGATTATCGTATCCAGCAGCTTGAGGCCGAGCTTGCACGGAAGGATGAGGCGCTGGGAGAAATCAAGCAGAGATATTTCAACTTAATAATAGAAACACTTGCGGAGACAATCGAAGACAACCACGGCCTTCTTGACGATCCTGTATGGTCGCCGCTCTGGAGCAGACTAAAAAATGCGCTGCAGATAGCCGAATTGGCAAAGAAAGCACTGGAAGGGAGGGAGAAATGAGTGAGGAAATTGATTCTCGGAAGTCAAGCCGAGAAAGTTTCCTTTCTCATTTAGAGAAATCCGCAGATAAAGTTCGTACTTGGCCGGAATGGAAGAAAAAATCTCTTTACGCAATAAAATGCAAGAACCGCCCCGAGGGACGGTCCAAGATCTCCATCTACACATTGGCAGACGAGGCTAATAATATCTAATAATTTTACTGCCGGTTCATCTCCCGCAGCGCCCGCATTTCCCGCCGCCGTTCCCTCGCCTGTTTCCGGGCCAGCACAGGGGCAAACTGAATAATCTTGGCCGGTCTACGCCGACCTTCTTCTTCGTGCTTCTTCTGCATCACGCTGGCACTCACTGCATCGTTGACAACCGGGACAAGCGCACCGGCGGGCTTCGGGTATCCGTTCATCGCAATCCATGCAGAACACCGCTGACCGTGCCACCGTTGAGAATCCTGTTACCCGCACCCGTGCCAGCGCGTCATTGTTCAGATTCAACTGATTCGTTTGCGCCCGGTCCACGTCATCCATAGCGTCACCTATATGCCATTTTCTGTATCGAGATCCACGTTATAGAATTTTATACGTCCTATCTGCCTGACGAAGTTTTCAGATGTTGCCCAATACGGGGCAGGGATTGATATATCATGGTACGAATCCGCACCGGGGGCGGGATGGTCGGTTATCCCCCTGAGTGCGAGGTCGGATACTATGAGCGCCTGTGTCCATGAAGTAGATTTTCTATCAGGCCAGGTGGTGAGTTGCTTGTCGTTTGGGTCAGTCATCGAGGAATACTGCCACTTCTTGAAAATCACAGTCATCACGCAATCGCCCCACCAGGACGGTTTATAAACCCGATTCAAAACGCTATGCGCTACGGCCTGCATACATTCAGATGATTCGCCCCGGGCCTCACGCCATACGACCAGGGCGAGGAAAACAAGGCTTGGGCAATATGAGGTCATTCGTCTACCTCCGTGTCATCGCACATTGTCAGGATATGGGCAACGAAATCGGGGTTATCCAACAATACGGCCATGAAAAAACGGCCTATGCTTTTCATGATTTTATGTTCAAGTTCCCACTCGAAACTTTCCTGGCCGACCTCCATCAATTCGTGGATTACCGCTTCAATATTTTTTTCAGGGGATTGTCCGCTTGCCAGCTTGATTTCCCCTGTTGCGAAGACATATAGCCCAGGTTGGCCTTGCGTTGAAAGGGTATCATCCTCGTTCAGTTCATGGTCTACCCCTAATACTCTTATATAGTTTGGCAGGCTCATATCACCACCCTCTCTACTGCAACAAGTTTATGGTCGCGCACGGTCTGCCGGATATACCCGTGTTCCTGCGGGGCATACCCGGCAACCTCTGAGTAAGAGATGAGCCGCTGCCCTGGCCTGGACATGGTTGAGAGAAACGACCCGCTGCAGCAATAATATCGTGCCTCTGCGTCTATGTAGCTCGCCGCCTGATTTATCTCAGCCCGGTATCGCTGCCGGATATTCTTGCCGTCATCATAGAGATACAACTGATCGCCAAGCGTAGCCTGGACGCAGATAAGCGCGTGGGCATGGCCGCAACTCATATAGATGCAATCGCCAGCCAAATCCTTGAGCGTGTTTTTCAGGGCAGCTTCACGGTTCGCCCGTTTCTGAATCGGGTCCTTCGCGTGGGAATTGAATTGCTTCCTGCCGTGCATATAGAAGCCCTTCCACTGAGGCTTGCCATTGTGCAGATGGATGAACTTTGCATTGATGCCGCCCCAGGGGATACCCAGGCTATCGCACCAGAGATCAAGCGGGGAGAAGGTAGGAAGAAGTCGGTATTCGTGATTGCCGAGTAAACAGAAAAGAATGCGGTCTTTGACTGGTTGCAGGATTTGCAATACGTTGATTGCCTGTTCGTGAGGGGTTGTGACGGTTGCCTTGTCGAATGAAGTGAGGGAGAATCGTTTGTCCGAGGTTTCGATCGCGTCTATCAAGTCGCCTTTTAAGATAAGGTATTTGTCAGGTGCGGACTCGATTTCGCCAATCATCTGTTTTATACCTTGCAAATTGGAATTTGCGGCTCCACAATGCCAATCGCCCGTGTCGTAAATTTCATAGTCGGCAGGCATTTCCCGTGCTACTATCTCCATCTGCTCTCCGTCTTTGCACAGCACAGCATACAGTGCGTGGTCTTTTGCCCAAGCAGCGGCCTACCGCAACCCACACACAAGCCAAGACTGGCCCGTTTGGCCCGCTTCCGCTTGTCACCTGTTACGCTGCGTTTCGCCTGAAGCGTCCGGCAGGCTTCGCATTTCACCATTCCGGGGATGACTGGCCGTTTGAGGCACATGATGCAGATACCCGCCGCAAGGACTTCCCTCCGCTTCCTGCGGTTATATTCGACCATGTACTTTTTTCTTTCTTCGCTTGTAAAGGGCATTACTTAATCTGTACGTTGCCGGACTTGATAGCCATGATTATCAGGCCGGTAATCATAGCCAGTATGGTTACTCTGGAAATCCACTTTAGGATATCACGCAGCGTGTCCCACTTAATCCCTTCCCACCGTTCAGAAATTTTCATGAGTTCTTGAATAAATTCATGTTCAAGCCGATGTTCACGCCGCATGGCATCTGACTCGCAGAACTCACAATTTCTGTATCCAAGCGCCATTTCCTGCGCCACGATCTTGACTATCGCCCTAACCTGTTCTTCATCCATTACATACCAGCCTTTCCCGCATGCAGTTTGCGGGGTTTAGGGATAACAAGGCGCTCAACAAACTCTGCAGCAGGGGCGCAATCGAGCAGACCGGGGTAAACTTTATACGCGGGGATATCCTTGAGCAGGACAATACCGGCACGCTTGGCCGCATCGAAAACCAGTTCCGAACAGAACCAGCGTTTTTCTGAACCTACATTGAAACGCAGCCGGAACGATAGCACTCCAAGGAAATCATATTTCGCGCCAATCTTTTCTTCTAACGCGCCGTAGAACCGCTCTGCCTGCATCTCTGAGCAAGGGACACGGTAAATGTCTATCTCCGTCCCCGGCGCGTGGCCCTTCGTCCAGTGCTGCCGCTGCACACCTTTTCGCCATGCCTCGATAACGTCCCACCATTCACAGCTAACCGTGCCGTCATCCTCCGGGGTTTCGATTGGCGGGAGGAACGCGGCGGTATGACTGCGCTTGCTCCAGGTGAAGGCACGGATATACCATGACATGAGCGAGTAGCCGGTATATTGCCCGAAATAGATATTATTCATACGGCCTCTCTGCATATTTCTTGCGCCAGATAGCGCAGTCTTCCCGCACTTCGGGATTGTAGGATTTCCAATCGCCAAGGTGGCCTTTATCGTGGTGGCACTTCTGATTTGAACACAGGCAAACAAGATTCGTTTCGACAAGCTCAAGGGAGGGGAACAGATGGACCGGCTTGATATGATGGACCTGCAACCGGAACCGCTTGAGAAACTTTATCTCTTTGCCGCACGCCTCGCAGTATGGGGTCTTGTCAATCTTCTTTGCCCGGACCTTCGCCCAGCCGTTTGAGCGTCCGCACCGCTTGACAACCTGTTCACGGAATTGGCCGGCCATTATCGCCCCCTGTGTATCCTTCGCAAGAACCAATCGAGGATAAGCCAGTACCCGGTCAGGATTGAGAACATGAGGAACATCCCCACCATCATGCCGGCGAGGAACCACGACCTTTCAGGCGCGGCCATGACCCATGCTGTCAACTCGCTTATCATGCCGGTTCAGCCTTCTTCCATTTCAGCGCGGCCCGTGCGGCAACGTAGATCCCTGCCAGCAGGTAGAGGTTGCCGGAGTCCGAGCCGGTCTTGCCCTTTAACTGGTTGGCAATTTGCTGGACCTGCTCTGCTGTGGACAACACTTGCTCCTGCGTCAAGCCCTGGTAGATGCCGAATTGCTGGAGGAAGTAGTCTGCGACAAACGCCGCAACAACCCAAAATTCCGTTGTCTTTGCCCCGGCTGTCATTCCATCACCCCGGTTGTAGTGGTTGTGGTCGGTGGGCTGGCCTGCGGTACGTCCACGCTGTTACCATCGCCCATATCATTGCCGGTCAGGTGCGTTTCGTTGGTCGTGTAGGTACTCTGTCCGTCTACGGTGACATTGGAGGGACGTTTCAAAGCCTCATACGCGACAAAGCCAATGGCCCCATAAGGAACAGCCGACAAGATATCGCCGCTGACCTTGGCGGCAAACTCGTACCCGTTCATGCCCCGCGCCGGGTAGCCCTTTGCTACGTCAACAAGGCCGCCGATTGCGACAAGAAGGCCGCACTGCTCAAAGGTGTAGCCTTGGCAATTCACTTGAGTCTTTGTCGCTGCAATCCGGTCGTAATAAACCGCATCGTCCGACATCTCCTGAACCGAGGTGACAAGGCCGTTCTGGTCGTAGGTCGTTATTGTGTTGACGCTCGATAGACCGGAACAGCCGGTGAGTAGAAGCAAAGGAATGAGCAATAATCGTTTCATGGCGTTCTCCTTTATTTTGTTACCAACTTGAACTTCCCCGGTTTCGGCAGTGGCGTTTTCTGATATGCAAAAACCGCATAGTCGCTATGCCCCGATTCATCTACTGAGCCGTCCTCGTTGACCCGGTAGGCGGTCAGGGAAAAAGCGTGATTCAATTTGTCCGTAACCTCGTAGGTCGTTGTTGTCGCCGTTGGGTCGGCAATCTCTTTGACCATGTTCTCGCCGCTGTCCATGTAAAGCCGGTAGCCGGTAATGGCTTCTTCCGATGGGTTGGCCTCCCAGGTAAACGTCAATGTTTCCGCAAATGCCGGTGAGGCTATGAGCAGGAACAGGATGGTAAGTAGTGTTTTCATTCCTGCATTGCCTCAAGCATCGAATACGGACACGGCCCGACAGGGCTGAAATCAAGGAACTTGTCATCCCACTTCCCGGTGGCGTTGATCGTGGCAAGCCGTGTGTAGTAGAGTCCCCAAATATCCTCGGTCCATTTCTTGATTGCCCCGCATTTAACCTTCTTTCCCTCGGCCTTCGCAAAGATCATCGGGCCTGCGCTCCAATGAATCCTCCCGCTCATCCCGGTTACGTCCCCCTTCATCTCAAGGTAGTTCCGGCAAGCCTCTTCCATCTGCCCTATTCGCATGAGCAGGAGCGAGGGGTTATTATCGGGTGAGGCAAAGAACTTCTCAGCAACCTCGAAGGTTTCAAAGTAGTACCAGCCATCAACCGGGTAGGTATATTCCTTCCACTTCTCACGCTCCAGCATGTATCCCTTTGCGGCTACCCGGTTCGGCGCATATTGGATTTTCCCCTCTACGACACGGTAAAACCCTGATGCGGTATCTGCTTCTATTGATGCGATTGTATCCATGTGTTCTCCTTAACTCGTAACCGTCCAGCCCTTGTCGGTGGCGATAGTCGGGGTATCTGCTGCTGTTCCATAGTTGCCTGTCACGGTGATAGTTTTGCCGACTACCGCTGGAAGATTGGTGTAGATATTGTCAAGCTCCGCTGCGGATAATTTGCAGTTGAGGAATGAAACATCGTGATTGATTCCGGTGGCATCGCATTGGGCGAGGGAGATGCAGGCATTGACCATATTTGAAAATTTTCCTGATGCAACTGAGGTAAGGTTGAGAGCAGGGATTGCAACGAGTTTATAACAGTTCTGGAATAGTCCAGTGACATCTGTTACGTCTGCGGTGTCGAGCAACGGGAATTCCTCAAGGTTCTGGCAGTTGTAGCACATCTGGTACATATCTGTGCAGGAAGATGTATCGAACAACGGGAATCTTTTGAGCGAGGAGCAGGCATAAATGAACTGGTAAAATGTAGTGACTGCAGAGGTAGTGAAGAGCGGGATTTCCTTGAGTGAGGAGCACCCGGAGAACATTGCCCTTACAGTAAGGAGCGCAACTGTTGTCGTTATCTTGCCGACACGCTTTAGACTGGAGCAATTGGTGAAGAAATTGAGTAGTGAAGTGGCTGCGGATAGATTGAGATCACCAACCTCCTCAAGTGCGTAACAGTATTCAAAAAAATATGTCGGGCTCGTTACTCCGTGCAAATCAAGTGACGGTACTTTTTTGAGAGAACGGCAATTTTGAAATACCGAGCTACCTGTTGTCACGCTGGCGAAATTATAGAGAGGTACTTCGATTAGCGAATAACATTCATCAAACATGCTCGTTATTGTTCCGACCCCGCTTGTATCAAAGAACGGTGCTTTTTTCAGCATGTAACAGTTTTGGAACATTGTCTGGGTCGTTGTAACCCCGCCAGTTGCACACGAAATAATCACTTCTTGCAACGAGTAGCAGTTATAAAAGAAGTTGGCGAACGTAGAAACAGTGTTAATAGCAACAAGTTGACACCGCTCGACATAACCGTGCTTGATGGTAGTTGCCCCCCCGAACACCAGCGTTGCACCGTTTGGCATGGAAATATTGATATCGAGGAATCCGCTGCCGTATCCGGTCTGTAGCCCTGCCTGATTGTGCTTCTTCTGGAAATCCGCAGAGGTCAGGTTGCTCCCCGCTTGAGGCGTAATGGTGATAACCGCTATCTTGTACGGCAGGATTATCCCTGTGCCGTTGGTGGTGAGTGGTAATGCTGCCCCGCCTTCGGTTGCGGAGACTTGGAAGGTGTTGGTGGTGGAGTTGACAACGTAATAAATCTGCCCTGCGGTAATTCCGGTGGTAGTGGTGATGGAGTAAAAGGAAATCCTCATCCCATCTTTGTAACCGTGGCTGTTCCTTGTAACCAAATCCCCTGCATCGGTGAACGTCACGGGAGCGTTGGTATTGGCAAGGTCTGCATCGGCAAAGTCGTATTCGTGGTAACATTGGGTATTGTCCGCTACGTTCTCGCTGACCCCATCGCCCCAATCAACGGTGTATGCGCCCCGGCAGGTGAAGGAAACGAAGTTTGCAGCCTCAAAGACTGCGTGTAATGCAACTATCTTCTGCTCCGCTGCCGTAACCGTGGTCAGGGCGGGCCAAGAGGGATTGCGTACCCATACATCAACGTAGGGAGATGGCACAAGAGTACGGAATGACCGAGGCTCAAGCGTTTTCTGGCTTATCTGGTTGATGCTCATTTAGGTCAGCTCCGAGCCGAACAGGTTGAAACTCAGGTTGGCAGTTCCCGCATAGACCGTCACAACATCCGTTGTCGCCAGCGTCACGCCGAGGGTCAGGAAGATAGTATCATTGGCCGGAACATAGGCATCGTAGACCAGATACTGCTTATTGTCCGCAGCAGCACCAGCCACCCGCACGGATACCCGGAAGGTGGTGGATGCGCCACGGTTGCAGACACCGAGCGAGGACACTACCGCCGAGGTTGCAGCGGGTACGGTGTACAGGTCGGTTGCCGTGGTCGCGTTTGGTGCGGATTGACCAAGGGTTTTGTAGGTTGTTGCCATTTATGCCCCCATGAGTAGGAATGAACTGATTGACTCGCCGCCGCCTGCCGCTACCGCGCCCCAACTTGCCGTACTGCCGTCCGTGGTCAGGTACTTGCCGCTGTGCGTGGCCTGGGCCGGCAGGTGCTTAGTGGTTACGTCCGCGTTATGGTCAAAGGCCCAATTGCTTGAAATCGGCGCGGCTGTTTCACCATCGACCGGCGCATCGTCAATATCCGCCTCCTTGAGATAGCCAGTATGAGGGTCGGCGGCTGCAACGTGGTCGTAAGCCCAGTTGCTTGAAATGGAATGGTCGGTAACACCGTCTGCCGGTGTATCATCAATCACCCCACCCCCCCCACCTGTCGGAACACTCCATGATGCTGATGTCCCGTCAGTGCCTAATACCTTCCCGGTATGTCCGGTCTGCGATGGAAGGTGTTTCGTAGCGTCCACCATGTGCGCCGTCATAGAGGTTGTGATGGTTGCCTCGTTGCCGACAGGAGCGGTGATGGTCGTTGTGCTTATCGTGATTGGTGCGGTGATCGTATCGCTCATCAGTCGTATGATTCCTCATCTGTAATGGTGATTGCGCCCCGGTAAAGAGTCCTGACCACGCCTGCCGCATCGGTTGTCTCAAAATCCCACTCGTACACCCCGACAGTCAACCCTGTTAATGCCTGCGGCGGGATCGTGATTATCCAGGTCGCAGCGTTTGAAATGGTGATTGTCCCCTCGCCAACGCCGGGTGAGGACTTCAGCTTGTAGCCTATCGTCCCGGACGTATCGCGGAAGTACATGCGGCACGAAGACAGGGCCGATGCAGGTTGTACCCCGTTGAACAGGACCGGCCCGATGGTCACGCCTTCCCAAGTGTCGTTTTTGGTATGGCTGCTCAGATTGATGGGAACAGGCTGCATTGTTTACCTCTGCGGTGTCAGGTAGATGTAGATATAGAACGTGGCTGAGGCAACGGCGTTGTTTGCCGTACTCACCGTGAAAGCATCGTCAGTCACCCAAAAAACATCATACGCCGTCTTCTTCGCGTTGTACGGCTGCGTTTCAACCACAGTCGTTGCGTCAACCGCGTTCAACCCGCCATCGCCAACCGCAACAACCGTCCTGCCGATGGCATCGACAATGCTCAGGTCGGTATTATCTGTCGGTGCGGTTGTTCCAGGCTTGGTAACTATCCGGTCAATGAATAGGCCGCTCATTTTGTTCATCGTTGACGCGGCAACCGCTGCCGATAAAGAGTTATCGGTATGATGCGTACAGAGCAGCAGCACCACCTTTCCTCCAACACCGCTATCGGTATAGACGCTGGTTGTGCTTGATTCAACGCAAGTGCCAGCCGCAAATGCCGACCCGGCCCAACCGAGCATGAGGATTGTAAGAAGCAGTCGTTTCATGGTAATCTCCTTTATCGAATTATTTTTACAGCCTTGAGCCAGATGTCGACTGAAACACTATTTGTAAATATATAAATAGCACCTGCCAATGTTGGATGAACGGTGCAAATTGAATTTGCCGCTGAATCACCCTCAACAATTGAAAGCCATGTTGTCCCCGCTACTGAAAGAATGTACGTTTCCGCTTCAGACGAGGTTGTTCCTATTCCAACTGCTCCAGCACCATCATTTCCACCTATCGTAACCGTTTCAGTATTTCCAGCAGGAATATACCCTGCGATGCTTTGCGATGTTAACGATGCGGTGTTGACATTTGTCAATATCTCAAATGCTGTATTAAATATTATGTCATTCCCAATCATAAGAAAGTTCCTGATATTGGAACTCGCATCAGTATCGACAAACCCAATCCACCTATAATAAGTATAGCCAGCCGGCAGATAGTCGCCGATTGCATCGTCCTGGTCGAGGAACCCGAAATCAGCCGTACCATCCGCATCCTTCCTGAGTGCATAACAGTGATACAGTTCATTTGCCGCAACTGACCCGTTCAGCAAACCGCCGTTGGTCGATTCAGCCGCCCATGCCGCATCTATCCGTTTCACCATCGCCGCCGAGTTGAGGATATGATACGCGCCCGTAGAGTCCATACACGCCCCGGCAGAGAACGAAATATCATGTTCCGTGTCTGCCGCGTTGCTCATCACCATGCCGGCCACGTTCCCGGTAATCGACACGCCAGCCGGTGGATTCACGCCAGCCGTCACGGAATATGCGTTCTGCAATATCCAGCGTTTATCGCCAGCATTATCGTCCGGCGAAATGACTGAAGGACTCGATTCAGCCGCCGCGCTGTCATCGTCAAGCAGGTAAAAATAGAAATCCCCGCTGTACTGGACGATAGCCATATCGCCATCGGTCAGTGCCGTGCCGTCAGCCTCGTCAAGCGCAGTCGCCGCGCCGCCGGTCAATGCAGTTCTGTAATAAATCGTTGCCATTAAACAACCTCCGTTATCTCAAATTTTGCAAGGGACAGGTCAGGTGAAAAATGCTCGCCAACCGGCATCTTCGTAAGCCGCGCATACGCCAGCCATCGTGAATCATTCGTATCCGTGACAACCCATGCGGACGGACTTGACTTGAGCGTTCTCGCCACATCGGAAACGAACTCATTAAAATCCGTATCGGTATCCATCAGCACGGAAACATTGAACTTCCGCACCGTATCACGCGCCTTGACATACACGGACCCGTTCGACAGTTCAGACACGATGGAATAATCAATGACTTCCTCTGTGAACCCGTCATATTTCGGATCTGAATACGATAAAAATTCACCAGCAACCGCAACGCCAGCACTCAACACATCGCCGCTCGACTGTGCAAACGTGACATAGAGAACAACGGTTGAGCTAATCTTTGCCCATTCTGCCATACACGACCCGCTCGAACCTGTAAGATTCGTTATCTGCGTGATGTCCAGCGGGTCTTCTACAAGCGACCATGCAACGCCGGTTTCCCAATCAGTGCCGGTTTCCCAAATAATGTAGTTTGGGTCAAGCAACTCAAACGTCACACCCGTTGCATTGGTGTTAAAGATTGCTACCCCGTTCGACCCTGCATCAATAGTAAAGGTCAGTGTTTCACTTGATGCGGTCCCTTTCCAGACCTTTTTCGGATGCTCGTCAAGCAGGTTATCAGCGGGATAATTTGCATGTTCACTGGACGCGGATACCGAGGCAATCAAATCAACCGGCAGGACTTTCATGCAATCCCCCCTTCGCCTTCATAAGTAATTTTGTAGCTGGTCATATCAAACTTGATAGTCCTGACCCTGATATAAGCCGTCACGTTCAAATAATTGGTTGCATCAGGAACAACACTTTCGTCTGTCCATGATATTTTTTGTCCAGGGATCGCTATATTAGCAGCGGTAAGTGGAAGACTGATGGTTGCCTTTGGTGATTCAAAAATTGTCTTGCGGTTTCCGAGATGCGTAGCCATTGCAGACGCGGATGCGGCAATGGATGTTGCCAGATCCCTGTTCCCGCCGGCCCTGCTCTGGTCAAACCATTTCAACCCCCCGGTAAAATCATCGTAGAGAATTTCCTCAAGGATGTTGCCCGATCCGTCTACCTCATAGACCGCAAAAAAATCAATATCGGTTCGCCCTGTCGCCCCGTTGTAATTGCAGAGGATAACCGGCCTGAAATATTCAGCCTTGGTCCCTGCTCCGTTGTCGTACAGTGTACCGGGACTCCCAACATTCGGGGCCGCTGCATGAGTCCCTGGATTTGCCCATCCACTTGAATATCCAGTTTTTGTCAGCCATGCAGACGTATATGATGACAAGTCTGGATTCGCTGATGTATGGTAGCAAGGTAGTGTGTAATTTGTCCCCCCGTTCCTATCCACAATAGTCAATCGGTCAGAGGCAATGCCGAGCAGTCCGCAGTAAAAAGTTCCTGTACCGCTCGGCCTGCGAACCTTGACCTTGGTCATGTATGTTTTCCCGGTCTCGTATGGGATGACATCAACATGAAATATATAGGCCATATCATTGCCCGAGTTGTCGCCAACCCGCAGAAAGAAATGCTCAACGTTGCTGGCAATATCACTATCATCAATTTCACTCCCGTATCCGTAGGAACTTGCCAACGAGTATTTCCTAACAGCCTCGGTCATGAATCGCCGGTACGGTTGTGCGTCTGAATATTCGACCGGGAAGAAATCAAACTCATCAACTTCCAAATCAGTGCCATTATCAAGCAACATATCGACAAGATACAATGTTGTTCCGCTGATATAGAACAGATGATGGGTTGCCTCGGCAAAATCAGAGAGCATATCAATAATCAACGTATCAGCTTCAATCTCCCTGTAAACACTCGGAGAAGTCGCCCTGGCATAGTCAGTGTTCAGTGTCAAATTAAGGTAACTCGCCCCGCAATAAGTAGTGAATACGGCAGAAAGCGTATCGTCTATCCATGTGGTCGCAGTGATAGCGTTTGAATATGATTTGCCGAACAGGTCGTATTTAACACTTTCCCTGGTGATAGCCGTTCTATGCGCCCGCCCGGTGAATATCTCGACCGCAGCTTCTTCGGTGGTATCGGTTATGCTTATCTTTATTACACACGACTTCGGTGGCGGCCAATCATCTGAAAACGTATCGGGCAGAAACTCAATATCGCCAAACTGCGGCTCGACATACCCACCCGCTTCACTCCGTGTTGCGTAGGAAACTGGATTGACCTTGGCAACCTTCGCCTCATATAAATGCGTCAGTTCAAGGTAATCGTCGGACAGGTAGTGAATAGTGCCGTTGATGGTTAGCTGAACGAGAATCACATTACCGCCCTCGTTCCGATGTTAGCGCGTTTCGTCCGCATAACGATAAGGTTGTCAGCCATTTTCATTATGCGCGTATCGAGTTTCTTCGTGTCGATTATGTCGTTGCCGTTCACCCATACCTGAATAGTAGGCGCACTGCTTGCCGATGGATGCGTATGCGCCCCGTCCAGCACATCGTTAATATTGTAGACCATTTCCTCTGCCGTCCGCGTAATCTCATCGGCAGACCGGGAAAACGCATGGCTGACGGTAGACAGCGCATCTTCCAAGTCCGAGGTATCGAAATCAAGACTGCCAATAGTGTTGGCGAAACTATTGAACCCGCCGGCCAGGTCTTTCATGTCCGAAGAAACGCCGCCCATCTCAAAGCCAAGCGTGTCAATGACATCCTCAACCTGATCAGCGGCAAGGCCAAGCTCTTTCAACTGTTGCTCAAGTTTATCCGTCCCCTTTGTCACCCCGGACATCATATCGCCAACCGTATCGAGAACATCATGAAGATCCTCGCCCTCGATGCCCATATCCTCCATTGCGTCCATAGCCTTTGTCAGCCCGTTCTTTTCTGCCTCGGCTATGTCCATAAACTCTTCGGCAAGCCCTACCACCCCGGTCTTCGCCTCAAGCATCGCCGCCGCCGCTTCTTTACCCATGTGTGACGCGGTAATCTCAAATGCCAGAACGGCTTTGCTCAGGTCTTCCCACTGCCCGGTGGCCTGATTGAAATACTGCATCCCGGTATCGTACATCCCGCTTGTGGATTGGTTGACATGTTTGATGGACAGGATCAGGCTCTCGTTGTCCATCATCATCTTCTGAACCGCGCCGGTAACTGGGTTCTGCATCTCCCTGAACGTATCGCCAACAACAGCGGCAAACGCTTCCGGCCCAATCCCTGCATTATTCAGCAACTCAGAGAGCGGCGGCGGTTCCTCTTTCAGGAAGACATCGTTAATCCACAATCCCAACCCCAACGCCCCAATCGCTGCCGGCCCCATCCATGCCATAGACCCGGCAGCACCCGCAGCACCTGCACCACCAGCAGCCGCCCCCGCTCCTACTGTTGGCGCTGCTGTCATCCACGGCATGGTTGCAATCGGAATAGCGCCCACCGCACCTGCTCCTATGGTCGGTGGAAGCAAACCTGAACCACCAAGGCCCAAGGCGCCAAGAAGCCCACCGCCGCCAAATAGCGAACCTATAGAAGAACCGCCGCTGAAAAGACTGCCGAGCAAACCAGCCCCGCCGCTTGCGCTCCCGAATAGGCTTCCAAGGGTAAGCCCACCTGACGCGCCAGCACCGAACAGAGCGTCAATAAGAGAGTTCGCCGCCATCTGCGAAAGCAACCGACTGAACATATTAAGAATTGAGTCGAACAGACCTTTGAACAGATCCTCGATGGAATCAATCTCGCCGGTCAAAACATCGTTGATGAATCCGTCAAGGATATTGCCGAGGTCATTTACCAATTCCTCTTGCAGTTTCAATACATTATCAGTATGCCCCTGCCAGAGTTCATCACCCTTTTCCGTGGTGTCCTGAATGTGCTTGGTAAGCTCGTCCGTGCCGGCCATAAATTCAGGGAGCATGACATCGTATGACTTGCCGGTATCATAGATTGCCTTGTTGAATTCCTTCTGTGCGCCGGTTGCCTTGTCGGTCTGCTCTTTCAGGTTTTTCAAGCCAGCTTCGTACTCATCAACAGAGATAATGCCTTTCCTTCGCAGTTCCTCAAGACCGGCCTCAGCCTTTGTGTAATTATCCGCTGCCGCTTTGAGCGGGATATATTTATCAATGAGCCTGTTCAGTTCATCGGTATGCCGTTTCGCCGCCGCCGCCGCTTTGTCCTCCGCGTCGCCAAGGGATACGACAGCCGGCGCAACTTCATTTTTGATTGTTTCCCCGGTCTTCTTCGTTTCCTGGGTCGTTATGCCAAGCAGTTTGTTAAGCTCTTTCTGTTCCTCCTGTGCCTGCGCCGACCAGATAATCTGCCACTCTGCAAGCGTCCCTTTGTTTTCCGCAAGCTCCTTGTGCAGTTTGATTGCCGCCCGCAACCTGTCAGCTTCGGATTGCTCTGCTCCGCTCAATTCAACCAGTTTATCCTTTATAACGCCTATTCCAACCGCCCAGGTATCAACCGCTTCCG